TTAATGTACTTTTAATTAAATAATATAATATTTATATAAAACAAACATAGTTATGAGTAAGAAATTAAAGAATATAAAAGCAGTAAACGAAATGTTATTGGGTGAACACAAAACCCAAACAAAGAAAACCATATCGTTTGAAGGTGCAAAGTTTGTAAAAAAAGAAGTCGGTGAAACTTGGATAGATGATGATGGTCAATCTTGGGAACAAAAAAACGGATACAGAGTAAAAGTTGGTAAGTTCGCAAAATTAAGAGAAGACCTAAAAGCATTTCCAAATTGTAATAAAGAAACGTGTACTTGTATAGAACCAAGTCAGGCTGATTTAAAAATGAAAGCATATCATGGTATGTGTTTAGATTGTGTTGTGGATATGGAACACACAATGAAGCTTGGTGGTGATTACGATGAGTACGAAAGAAAAAAGTTACTTAACAACGCAGAAGCATGGTTAACAAACGCAGAAGTTGAAAAGGAAGTTTTAAAATCTACAATTAAAGCAGCATTCGTTAATGAGGATGGTTCTATTGAAGAATGGAGTGGTGGTTCAGAAGAAGATGTAATTGCTAAAATTGATAACGGATTTGAAAAGTTTAAAACAGACTTTATAGAGAAGCTAGAAATGGATATAAAAGATGATAAGGTAATCAATGATTAAATTAAAAGATTTATTAAAGGAAGCTAAACCAGCAGACACATACTTCAAAACTGCATCAGCCGCTGCAGATTATGCCAGAAATTTGGCTGAGAAAAAGGGATTTGATATCGATGAAGATGATTGGAATACTCAAATCACACATGGTGGTAGATATAGTAGATTAAGACCAAGTGTTGGCAAAACACACTCATTTACAGTAGGATTATCTAAAAATGACAAACCACAAAGAAAAGCATTATCAATATCATTATATGGTATGGATAGTGGCAAATTTGAATTGACATCATATATAAACTAAGGATTACATTATGGATAATAAATGGGTATCAAATTATATCAATGAACTAACCTCTACTAACGAGGCAAACGATTCAGCTAAAGCTCTAAACACAGCAAAAACGGAAATTACAGAAAAAGTTACAGAGTTCAAAAATACTAAAACAGCTAGAATACTTACCAAAAGATGGAAAGGTAAAGACATGGAGCAATACTTCCAAGACAAAGCTGCAACTAATAAAGCAAATCCAAATCGTAAATCTGATATATTAAAAATATACAAAGGCTTAAATAAAGGTGACTTAATTGATATCAAATATGATTCAGCAATTCGAAAGGGTGATGAGTATAAATCATTTGTAGTTAGTAAGGGTAAGACTAAAGTTGGTAAACAGAAAGTTGAACGAATTACACTACAAATAAAAGATAAACCTAAAACTGTTAAATTCTATTTATATAATAGAAATAACAATATCTACTTTGCAATAGGGGATATGGGTGCATCAATTGTTGATATTAAAAAACCTACTAATGAAGTAGTCAATGAAGCTAAAGAACCTGAAGTAATTACTCAATTAAGAAAAATCGTAAAAGATTCACAAAACGATTTGATTAAAGATACTAAGACTGGTAGAAAGATACGAGTTGATATGAATTCAGCAAACCTAATGATTCAAGTATACGATGCACTTAAAAGCCAATCTAATAAAGATAAGTTTGTTAATGGTGGTGTTGTTAGTATGGGACTTATGGCATTCAAACTTATGAAGAAAGAAAATACTTCTGAAGTAATAGAAGAAGGTGAATATCAAGGTAGAACAGTTAAACTTAACAAACCAATGCAAGGTGATGTTAAGAAGTTTAAAGTTTATGTTAACAATGAAAAAGGTAACGTAGTAAAAGTAAACTTTGGTCAAAAGGGAATGGTAATCAAAAAAGATAATCCTGCAGCTCGCAAATCATTTAGAGCAAGAATGAATTGTGATAACCCTGGCCCAAAATGGAAAGCAAACTATTGGTCTTGTAGAAAGTGGTAGTTGAATTAATAAAAAACTTTTACATATTTATTACTATAAACAAATTTTAAAAAAAACATTGAATTATGAGTACATTCCCAATTTTTATTATAGTACTAGTCATACTAAGTGTGATATCAATATTATACGTTACAAAGTCAGAAAAAATAAAAGATTCAGATGGTGATGGTATTCCAGATATAGTAGAAGATGCTATTGATGATGTTAAAGAAGAAGTAACTAAAGTTAAAACTGAAGTTAAACGTAGAGTTAAGCGAGTTAAAGAAGAAGTTAAAGATGTAACTGATGCTGTAAAGCAAGTAAGAAAACAAACTAAAGATGTAGTTGGTGCCGTTAAAGGTAAACCACGTAGAGGTAGAAAGCCAGCTAAAAAAACTACAACTAAGAAATAATGATTAAAGAGATTTTCGGTAATCTAAAAAGTATAATAATAGCAGTTTTAATTATAATAGTTATACTGCAACAGCAATGTTCAAGTCCGTTTCAATCATTTAACTTAAACCCATTCAATAAAAGAACTGAACAGCCGACTGAGGGTGCAGTTATTACTAAAATTGAAACAAGGTGGGATACTCTAAGGATTGATAGTTTAGTTTATATACCAAAATGGAAAATCAAAACCGTAACTAAACACGATACGATACCAGCCGACATCGATACTGTATTTATTCTAAAAGATTATTATTCTAAATATCATTACACAGACACAATCAATTTAGATTCATTGGGTAACATCATAATAAACGATACAATTAGTAGAAACTCAATTGTGTTTCGACAAATCACCCCAAATCTATTATTACCAACCACCACCATTACAAGAGATTCATTAATTAGTAAGCATGAGTTTTATGTAGGTATTGGATTAGCCGGTAATAGAAACCAATTCAGTTATATTGGAGGCGAGCTTTTATTTAGAAGCAAACGTAAGAAAGTATATGGATTAGGGTTAGGGTTGAATCAATCCTTAGAGCCGGTGATTTCTGCAAGAATGATGTGGAAACTTGGTAAAAAGTAAGTTATGAGTAAATCTATAAAAGAACTTATTCGTGAAGAATATGTAAAATGTGCTAAAAACCCAATATACTTTTTTAGAAAGTATTGTTACATCCAACATCCAAAACGTGGGAAGATTCTATTTGACTTGTTCCCATTTCAAGAAGACCTTATGGGTGATATCGATGAACATCAATTCAATGTAATTCTTAAATCACGTCAATTAGGTATATCAACATTATCAGCAGGGTACTCTTTGTGGATGATGTTATTTCAAGATGATAAGAACGTATTAGTAATCGCAACTAAGCAAGAGGTCGCAAAGAACTTAGTAACTAAAGTTCGATATATGCACGAAAACCTTCCATCTTGGTTGAAGGGTGAAACTATTGAAGATAATAAACTATCATTAAGATTAGGTAATGGTTCTCAGATTAAAGCAACATCCGCTAGTGGTGATGCCGGCCGCTCCGAAGCACTATCAATGTTAATCATTGATGAGGCTGCATTTATTAAAAATGTAGATGAGATATGGGCATCCGCTCAATCAACACTTTCGACTGGTGGAAAGGCAATTGTATTATCAACTCCGAATGGGGTTGGTAACTTCTTTCATAAGACTTGGCAGAAGGGTGAAATCGGCGATGGTTGGAATCCAGTTAAATTACATTGGACTGTACACCCCGAACGTGATGAAGCATGGAGAAAAAAACAAACACAATTATTAGGTGAGAAGATGGCAGCACAGGAATGTGATTGTGATTTCATTTCATCTGGTTATACAGTCGTTGATGGTGAACTCCTACAATGGTACGAACAAACATATGTACAAGACCCCGTTGAGAAGCGTGGGTTTGATGGAAACTATTGGTTATGGCAACAGCCAAATTATAGTAGAGATTATGTAGTAGTAGCAGATGTCGCTAGGGGTGATGGAAAAGATTATTCAGCATTCCACGTTATTGATATAGAATCGGTAGAGCAAGTAGCAGAATACAAAGGTAAGATAGATACTAAAGATTACGGTAGAATGTTAGTTAACGTAGCAACCGAATGGAATGATGCATTATTAGTAATTGAAAACGCAAACATCGGATGGGCTGTAATTCAAGAAGCAATCGATAGAGGTTACACCAATTTATATTATTCATACAGAGATTTAGGATATGTTGATAACGATATTCATTTGAATAAGGGATTTGATTTAAAAGATAAATCTCAGATGGTTCCAGGATTCTCAATGACAAGTAGAACCCGACCGT